TGTACATGGCTAAAAAAAATAGACCCCATTGGGAAGTTATGTCTGATGATTCATTCAACAAGACATTAAAATTAATAATAATAATATTGTATGCATATGCAGTATTTGAAGTAGCAAAGGAGTTATTATCATGAGTATACAAAGAGACCAATTAGAAATGAAACCTTATGTTGAGACAGATGCTCAATATGAGAAAAGAAAAATTAATTTGTTAGAACTTGAGAAGCAAATTAAAGAGTGTAAAATTATAGAAAATTTTAAAGATGGTATTGCAGATGGTTTACTTCGTGGAGAACGAGATGAAAAAAAATCACATCACTATTACAATCAAGGTTATGACTATGGTGTTTACTTATATGGAGAACTTAAAATAGAGGAGAATAGCGAATGAAAAGATTAATTTATAATACATGGGATTCCATCATGAACTATGAACACAATCCTTTGCGACATATACCTGACCTAAATACTAGGCACATGATTATGCAAGTGTTAGCATGGATGTGGTGCATTGCATTCTCTATGTACTTTGGTAGTATGTGGATGTTTGGCATAACTGCGATTGCCCACGTATTTATATTGGCTGCTATTGTTTTAACTGTAGCTACGTTTGAAACTGCTAAAAGAAAACCTAGTTTCTTTCTACAGAAGGGGTATCATACACCTAGTCGTAGTCGTGCTATATATTATAATGGCAAAAGGTTTGAGTTAGATAACAACGATAAAGGAGGAGAACATGAATAATGAAGAGTGGATTTGGTTAATACTAGGTGCTAGTTCAGTAGCATTTTTATTTGGATACTTTGGAGTAGGATTATGAATAGATTTATTATAGAAGACACACCAAGCAAGATTGCATCATCTCTGTGTGACCAACACGTAGTTAAGATGCCACTAGAAGAAACACAAATGTTATGTACTGTGCTATGGCATCATGCACCTAGCTTTGCAGAAGAAAAAGATTTGTACAAACCTGTACATCAAAAGCATCCTTGCACATTGTGGGCAATGGAAAACAAAAGTAATTATACTTTTGCATTTTGTTTGTTAGGTTGTATGTTAAAAGAGTATACTGCACGATACAATAAGTATCATGGTGCGACTAAACATTTTGCATCCTTGTGGGATGGTAGAATGTATCTACCTGATGGTAAGATGACTGCACATCCACAATGTTTTAGTGGACATGATGTCTTAAAGACTGATGAGTTCATGCCTATAGAAGCATATCGTAAATTTTATATTGTTGACAAATCTAAATTTGCGAGGTACAAGTATACAGAGAAACCAAAATGGATGGAGAATGATGAACTTAAAATCGCTTAATGAAAAGTACCTTTTGTCTAACGATTACAATAACTTAGCAGACAAAACTAAACATGATTATCAATACTGTTGCAACGTTATGTTGAACACAGAAGTTGATGGAAAAAAGATGTCAAGTATTTTATTGTCTGATATGACAGGTGCGACTGCTCGAAGAGGATACGAAGTATGGTTAAGTAGGGGAACTTACTTAGCTAACTCAGTATGTGCAGTTGCACGTAAGATGTATTCGTTTGGAATGGAGATGGGGTATGCAGAGAGCAATCCATTCTCTACTTTCAAAAGAAAAACTACTCATATAAGGAATGTTACTTGGACAAAAGAACAAGTTAGGATATTTCTTAACTACTGTTACAACGATTTCAAGTATAGAAACTTAGGATTGATAGTACAAATGGCATACGAATGGTGTCAGAGGGTAGGAGATATGAGAATGTTACAGTTTTCTAGCATAGATTTTGACAAAGGTGTGTTAAATTTGCAACAGTCAAAGAGAAGAAGTGTGGTACACCTGCCTATTTCTCTTGACTTATTAGAAATGCTTAAAGAACAGGCAAAAGATTATGACTTTCAACCCTATGTTGCACCCTATCCAACACCAATGAAGGGTGTTTACAGTCCATATGCTATGCAAAGATTGTCAAAAGTAGCACGAAGAATAATAAAAGAGTCAGGATTGCCGAATGAGTTACGTATATCGGACTTACGTAGGACAGGAACTACTGAAATGGTAGAAGCAGGTGTGCCTATGGGTCAGATTATGTCCGTTACAGGTCATGCAAACCCACAATCGGTCAAGCCTTACATGAAAAATACGTATGCTAGTGCAGAAAATGCCTTGACATTACGTAATAATTACAATAAGAGTATATAATATGAATATATTTAATTATATAAATGATTTACATTTAAGTGTAGGAGAAACAAGAAGAACTAACTGCCCTAGTTGTAATGGATATAAAACATTTACAGTAACCAACAACATGGGTAGGTTAGTTTGGAACTGTTACAAATCTTCTTGCCCAATATCAGGTACAAAGAAAGTCAATTTATCTGTAGATGATATTAAAAACTCTGTATTTGAAGCAAAGAGGATGGAAAAAGAATTTAATATGCCTGAACACGTAGTATTCCACAACGATAGAGTTGAGGTTCGTAGATATGCTTATGAGTTTGGGTTAAATTATGAAGAGATACCACTTTATTATGATGTAAAAGAAAAGAGGGTTGTATTTCCTATCAAAAAGAACGGACTAATTGTCGATGCAGTTGGTCGTTCTGTAGGATTCCGTTTACCTAAATGGAAAAGATATGGAAAAAGTGACTTGCCTTTTACATATGGCTATGGTAAAGTGGCAGTAGTTGTTGAGGATTGTGTGAGTGCATCTGTTGTAGGCAATGGTGTTTATGTAGGGGTAGCTGTGTTGGGAACATCATTAAGCGATTCACACAAGAGATACCTAGCACAGTTCTCAACTGCTATAATAGCCTTAGACCCTGATGCAATGCCCAAGACACTAGCCTTTGCAAAAGAGTTAAGAGGTTACGTAGATGACGTAAGAGTTTTAAAACTAAAGGATGACTTAAAGTATGCAACGGATAATGACATAATTAATTTACATAAACTAACCCCAAAGGAGAACCAACATGGAACTATCACTACTACGTAGCTTAATGAATAAAGACTTCTATGAAGACCATAGAGGTGCGAGATGCCCTGATAGATTATTTAGCAAGGATGCTAGAACTATCAAGCACACTATTGATAAAGCTATACAAAAATACAACAGAGATATTTCACCTGATGAGGTAGAAGCTCTGTTTTTGTCAAGCAATCCTGCTATGACAACTGCACAGAAGCAGGGATACTCTGCTCTGTTTAATGATATTAAAAGACAGAAACCTATGGGAACAGATGTAGCACAAGATGTGTTATCTAAACTGTTCCAACAAGTTATAGGAGAAGACGTAGCTAACTTAGGTTTTGATTTTGTTAATGGTACACAAACAAGCATGAAACCATTACGTGACTTGTTAGAAAAGTATAATGATGATTTCACACCTGAGATGAATATTGAATGGGATGATATATCATTTGATACTTTGATAGCAAAGCAGAACCAACAGACACGTTGGTCTTTTAATCTACCTGAGTTAGCTAGGAAAGTGGAAGGTGTCAATGGTGGCTATCTTGTAGAGATAGGTGCTAGACCTAATACAGGTAAGACATCTTTCCATGCATCTCTTCTTGTAGGAGAGAATGGCTTTGCAAGACAAGGTGCTAACTGTGTTGTCTTGTGTAACGAAGAGTCTTATGATAGAGTTGGATTCAGGTATCTTACTGCTTCATCCAATATGGATAAGTATGAGATAAAGGATAATCCATCACAGGCTAGAGACAGATATAAGATTGTATCCCCTAACCTGAAGATTAAAGATGTGACAGGACAAGACATGACATGGGTAGAAAGTATGTGTAAGAGTGTAAAGCCTGATGTTGTAGTAATAGACATGGGAGATAAGTTTGCACGTATGTCAGGTTATGCAAGACCTGATGAAGCACTCAAAGCAAATGCGATATATGCAAGACAGATTGCAAAACAATATGATTGTGTTATATTCTATATGTCACAACTGAACGCAGAAGCAGAGGGAAGACAAGTTCTTAATCAGGCTATGATGGAAGGCTCACGTACAGGTAAGGCAGCAGAAGCAGACCTTATGATACTTATAGGTCAACCTGCAAATGTCGAGGGTGTAGATGAGCAGTCTAACATGAGACATTTAAATGTTGTTAAGAACAAAATTACAGGTTGGCATGGAATGATTAACTGTAATATTAATCCATATACAGCGAGGTATAGTGCATGAAGATAGTAATAGATGTAGAAAATACAGTAACCAAGAGAGATGGTAGATTATATCTAGACCCATACGAACCTACTAATAAATTAGTTATGGTTGGTTGTCGTGATGACAATGGAAATGAATCTATATTCGATATGGATGGTGGATTCATAGGTGTACAAGATATACTAGATAAAGCCACAGTATTAATAGGACACAATATTACATATGATTTGATGTGGTTGTGGGAGTGTGGCTTTAAATATGATGGTGTTATATTTGATACCATGTTATCAGAATATGTATTGAGCAGAGGTAACCCTGATAAATATTCTTTATCATTAGAAGCCTGTGCAGAAAGACATGAGTTAAATACACAGAAGCAAGACACTCTAAAAGAATACTTTGCTAAAGGTGTGGGTGTAGATGAGATACCAAAGGATGAATTGACAGAATACTTACGAGCAGACTTGAGAGCAACGCAAGAGTTGTGTTCTAGTCAGTATAAGCAGTTACTTAACTCATCTCTTATGGACACAGTTATACTTACAAATAAAGTAGCAATGACTCTAGCTAGGACACACAGAAATGGTTTCAAGGTAAACCAAGATGTCTTAGAATCTGTAAGAAAAGAATTTGAGAAGGAGAAAATTGAGATAGAAGAAAGATTATCTGTACAAGTAAGAAAACTTATGGGGGATACTCCTATTAATCTCAATAGTCCTGAACAAATGTCTTGGGTTATCTATAGTAGAAAGCCTAAAGACAAAGCCATGTGGGGAAATGAATTTACTCCTCACATGAGTGTAGAAGATTTTAAATATAGTGTCAGAGAGAACTCTGATATTTTATATAAAACAAAAGCAGTAATGTGTAAGACCTGTAATGGCACAGGCAAGATAAGAAAGGTAAAAAAAGATGGAACTCTTTACTCTATTCCCAATAAAGACCCTAGTTGTAATGGTCTTGGTTATCATTTTCATAATGATAGAAGTAATATAGCAGGGTTAAGATTTAATGCACCCAATGCTAAATGGATAAGTGCTAATGGCTTTGGTGTATCCAAAGGTAACTTAGATATGTTACAAGGTATGGCACAACGTAACAATATGACAGAAGCTAGTCAGTTTCTTCAAGACTTGAAGAGATTGTCTGCGTTAGATAGTTATCTATCTTCTTTTGTTGAAGGTATCAAGGCACACGTTAAGTCTGATGGTATGCTTCATGTTAGGTTGTTACAACATAGAACTGCGACAGGCAGGTTTAGTGGAGCAGACCCTAATATGCAGAATATGCCTAGAGGTGGCACGTTTCCTGTAAAGAAGGTATTTGTTTCACGTTGGACAGGTGGCAAGATTCTAGAAGCAGACTTTGCACAGTTAGAGTTTAGAACTGCAGCCTATTTATCACAAGATGAGGTAGCGATTAATGAAATTAAAACAGGATTTGACGTTCACACGTACACTGCTAACGTCATTACGAAATCAGGTCAGTACACTACTAGGCAAGATGCTAAAGCACATACCTTTGCTCCGTTGTATGGTGCGACAGGGTTCGGTAGGTCGAAAGCAGAAGCGAAATACTACCAAGACTTCACGAAAAAGTACAAAGGCATCGCACTTTGGCATTCCAAATTGGCTAAAGAGGCTCTAGAAAAACGTAGTATTACAACACCATCAGGAAGACAGTTTAGTTTTCCTGATGTAGAGAGAAGAATGAATGGCTCTGTGTCACACTTTACACAGATAAAGAACTATCCTGTGCAGAGCTTTGCAACTGCAGACATAGTGCCTTTGATTCTTCATCACATAGAAAATAGATTAGAATTATTACAGTCTTGTATTGTAAACACAGTACACGATTCAATAGTTATTGATGTACACCCTGATGAAATAAATAAAGTTGTTTTCATCTTGAAAACTATGAATCAAGACATAAATAGTATTATAAACAACGAGTTTGGAATAGACTTTAATGTACCATTATTATTAGAATCAAAAATAGGAGATAATTGGCTTGACACTAAAGATATTAACTGATATAACTATGAGACATTTTAAAATAAGAAAGGAGAAAATGTATGACTGAAGCAAACCTAGTGACCATAGACACTAATAATTATGAATCTATGGCAAAGGCTATGGGTATAGCCAACGAGACTTCTTCCTCTACTGAGAAGAAGACTCAACAGTTACCTAGATTTAGAATACAACACACCCCTATCATAGAGGGTGATGAGATTCTAGTTAAGGGTGGCACTTACAAATTAGATATACCTGAGGGTAATATCTTATATGGTAAGACTGCTACCATCAGACCTTTCATGCAAAGATATATGTATAAAAGGTTTGTTAAGAATATGTCTGCAAAAGCAGGAGAGCCATTGGGTGTATACCATAAGACAGTTATGGCAGATAATCTTAATAAAGATTTGAAGGATAACCAAGGTGGTTTTAATTGTGGAAAACCTGCAGGATGGATTCAAGACTTTGATGCATTACCTGATAAGACTAAAGATTTAATTAAGCAGATTAAACGTGTAAGAGTCATATTTGGTTTAGTAGATTTACATGATGCTACTGATGCTCAAGGTAAAGAGATTGCGTTTGAAACTACTCCATTTATATGGGAGATAGATAATAGAGATGCGTTCAAAACTATAGGTAGTAACTTTACAAAGTTAGCTAAGATGAAAGCACTTCCTGTGCAACACACTATTAGCCTAGCTACTGAAGCTAGAAAACTACCTAATGGTAGTCAGTTCTACTTGCCTACTAGCACTTTAAACTTATCAGAGAAGATTAGTTTATCTGATACAGACCAAACTATGTTTGCAGATTTTCTATCTTGGATAGAGAATTATAATCAATACATAGTCTCAGAGTGGAATGAACAGGCTTCTCAAAAGTCTGTCGATGAAGATATGTCCAAAGCAGTTGACAGTATTGTTAGTGCAGAGGATAACTTTATTGAAGTGGAAAACGCATAGTGCTAAGCAATAACCCCTTCAAAGCACATGGTATAAACTACTTGTCACCTAGTAGTATAAATACCTACATTAATGATACGTCATTATGGGTGGCACGATACTTGTTTAAGATTAAATCTTCAAGTGGTGCAAGTGCAGTAAGGGGTATTGCTACTGAATTTGTACTTGCAGACAAGTACGAAAAAGGAGTCTTTGATTATAATCTTTTGGATGTAAAGTTTATGTCTCTCTGTGCAGAGTCAGGTATTGACTTGGGAGATATAAAGACTGCAAAAGAAAAAAAGTTACTCAAAGACTTTGGCACTATAATTGATGAGAACTTTGATTACAAAGACCTTGAAGCATATCAAGAAAAGGTTGAAGTTCAAATCGAGGATATGCCTGTGCCTATCATAGGATATATTGACTTCAGATTTAAAGGCAAGATAGTAGACTTAAAGACATCTACAAGGATGCCAACAAGACCTACTGAAGCACAAAAAAGACAGATGGCTTTATATTCTATGGCATATCCTAAAAGTGGTGTAGACTTATTCTTTGCTACCCCAAAGGAACATAAGAAGTTTACACTAAAGAATTTAACTTTGTATAAGAAACAGTTACGTAAGGTAGCTCTTTCTATACAGAAGTTTTTGTCTATCAGTGATGATAAGCATGAGTTAGCTTCTCTTATGTATCCTAACCTTGACTCTTGGTTATGGTCAGGTATGAAAGAAGAAGCAAATAAAATATGGAGTGTTAAATAATGACAGATAAAAAAATAGAAGACCTGCAAAAGGACATAGACTCTATGGAAAAAGAACTAGCAGAAGCTAAGAAGACCCTTCGTGAAATGAAAACTAAAGGTTTACGTGAGGCTATGGAAGCTAAAAAGTTAGCAGACGAAGCAGTAAGAGAAGAGATGAAAGCACTTGGCTATAACTATAATAGTTCTGAGTATGAGTGGAGTCCTTTCTCAGGATGGAGAAGGCTACTCTAGTGTCTCCGTATTCTGTACGCAGGATTGCAATAAAGCATGGGTATAGGAGTGGTTTTGAACATAAGCTATCAGACTACTTAAAAGAACAAAAGTGTAAGTTTGACTATGAATCTATAAAGATACAATGGGAAGACTTGTGCTATCGTACCTATACCCCTGACTTTGTGCTTTACAATGGCATAATTATAGAGACTAAAGGTAGGTTTCTAGCTATTGATAGGAGAAAACATTTAGCGATAAAGAAACAACATCCAAAACTAGACATTAGATTTGTGTTTGAAAATAGCAGAAGGAAGTTACGTAAAGGTGCTAAGTCAACGTATGCAGAGTGGTGTATAAAGTATGGGTTTAGATTCCACGATAGAATTATACCTGAAGAGTGGATAAAAGAAACAGGAAAGAATAAACACCCAAAGTTTATTGTGTTTCCTAACAAAAAAATAAGGAGATAATATATGAAATTAGAGCATAAAATAGCACCACATGACTTTGTAATAGTTATAAAACCACACCTCACTAAAAATAAAAGATGGAATGGAGAAGTATCTGTAAAGGTTGTCTTAGATGAAAGGAATCCTCTGAATGATGAGGACTTCGAGGGTATGTTACATTTTACTAGACAGGTATGTTCATCTATACCTTTGATGGAAGACAATAAAGTATTTAGAGAAGCTGCCGAAAAGTTAGCAGAGAAGTATTTACCTATGGAAGAGATGTTAGATTATCCAAAGTATAAAGATAAGTTGACACTAGAAGATGATGGTGGTAATGTAATTCATGTGGACTTTAAAAAGGAAACGACATAATGGGAATGTACAGAGAAGCATTAAGAAAAAGATACAGAGAGGTATACGAAGAGATGACTAAAAAACAAGCACAAGAACAATCAGACCACAAACAAACTATGGATATGGTTAATAGTCCACCACATTATAATAAAGCAGGTATAGAGACTATTGAAGCTATCAAGGCTATGACAGATGATGGGTTTGAATATTATTTACAAGGTAACATTATGAAGTATCTTTGGAGATACAGATACAAGAATGGTGTAGAGGATTTAAAAAAAGCACAATGGTATCTCAATGAATTAATTGATGTGTTAGAGAAAGATGAAAGTTAAGATAATGATGACTCTGCACATAGATGCAGAGGAGTATCCTATTCCTGCAGATGGCAGAGTAGATGATGAGATGGAAGAATATATCCATGAGACTTTTCACGAAATAGAAGGAGTGAAAGTTAAAAACATAAAGGTAGTAACAGAGGAGACATGAATGCAAAACTATTTACCAACTGATTATCAGAATTTTATTGCTCTTTCTAGATATGCAAGATGGAAAGACGATGAGCAAAGAAGAGAAACTTGGAGTGAAACTGTAGACAGATATTTTGACTACATGGAAAATCACTTGAAAAAAAAGCATGGTTATGTTTTAACCAAAGCATTAAGAGAAAAACTAAATGATTCTATATTATCACTAGGAACTATGCCTAGTATGAGAGCATTAATGACTGCAGGTGTAGCACTAGACAGATGTCATGTTGCAGGATATAATTGTAGTTATATACCTGTAGATAGTCCACGTTCTTTTGATGAATGTATGTACATACTTATGTGTGGCACAGGTGTAGGTTTCTCTGTTGAAAGAGAGAACGTAGATAAGTTACCTACAGTTAATGAACACTTTGAGAAAAGCACTACAGTAATTACAGTTGCAGATAGCAGACCCGGATGGGCAAGAGCCTTACGTGAACTTATTGCTATGTTATATGTAGGACAGATACCATCTCTTGATGTATCACAGGTTAGACCTGCAGGTGCAAGACTTAAAACATTTGGTGGTAGAGCATCAGGTCCTCAACCTCTAGTTGACTTATATAACTTTTGTATTTCTATATTTAAAAAAGCAGCAGGAAGAAGATTATATCCTATTGAGTGCCATGATATTATGTGTAAGATAGGAGAAGTTGTAGTTGTAGGTGGTGTCAGACGTTCTGCACTAATTAGCTTATCTAATCTTAACGATGACCAAATGAGACACGCAAAATCAGGTCAATGGTGGGAGAATGAAGGACATAGAGCATTAGCCAATAACTCTGTAGCTTATAAAGGTAAACCTGACATGGGCACATTCATGAGAGAGTGGTTAGCTTTGTACGAATCTAAGTCAGGAGAACGTGGTATATTTAATCGTAAGTCTGCTAAGAAAAAAGTAGAAGAGAATGGTAGACGTAAATCAGATTATGCTTTTGGTTGCAATCCATGTAGTGAGATTATACTTAGACCTTATCAGTTCTGTAATCTTACTGAAGTTGTTTGTAGAGAAGCAGACCATTTAGATATTCTGAAAGAAAAGGTTAGACTCGCTACCATATTAGGCACATTCCAATCTACTCTTACAGAGTTTAAATATCTTAGAAAAGTATGGAAAGAAAATACAGAAGAAGAAAGATTACTAGGTGTGTCTCTTACAGGTATATTAGATTGTTATCTTCTTAATAATGGTACAAAAGAACCTTTACAAAGAATGCTAATGGAACTAAAAGAAGTTGCAGTTGAAACTAATAAAAAGATTGCTAGTGATTTAGGTATACCACAGTCAACTGCAATTACTTGTATCAAACCATCAGGAACTGTATCGCAGTTAGTGGATAGTGCATCAGGTATTCATGCTAGACATAATGATTATTACATTAGAACTGTACGTGGAGATAACAAAGACCCACTTACACAGTTTATGAAAGAAGCAGGTATACCTATAGAGCCTGACATTACTAAGCCTGAGAGTGTATCTGTGTTTAGCTTTCCTATGAAGTCACCTATAGGTGCTATCACAAGAACTGCAATGACTGCCATAGAACAGTTAGATTATTGGCTAATGTTTCAAAGGCATTGGTGTGAGCATAAACCATCTGTTACTATCTCTGTTAAAGATGATGAGTGGATGGAAGTAGGTGCATGGGTATACAAAAACTTTAATGAAGTATCAGGTATATCCTTCTTACCTTTTAGTGAGCATACATATAAACAAGCTCCTTATCAAGATATAGATGAGAATGAGTACAAGGAACTCATGAAGACTATGCCAAAGGCTATTGATTGGAGTAAACTAAAAGACTTTGAGAAAGAGGATACGACAAATGGTAGCAAAGAACTCGCCTGTACTGCAGGTGTATGTGAAGTCGTTGACATTGAGGCTAGTTAATGCTATAGTCTTAATTCCTATCCTTGCATACCTGCTTACCTTAGTGTTTGCAGGTATCGTGGGTAGTGAAGCACTTGAGGGTAGCATGATTGAAGAATACTTTTATTGTATTGCTCTCTTAACTTTAATATTAATTATAAAGGAGATTAGATATGTTATCACCATCAGTAGAAGACAGAAAGAAATTTGACATTGACCTAGAATATGGCAAAGTCAGAGAAGAACTTGTGGCTAATATGTTGCAAGACAAAAAGATAGAAGTTAAAAGTGAAAGAGACAAGTGGCAGAAGACAGGAAACATAGCGATAGAATATGAATCATATGGTAAGCCTAGTGGCATCAATGCAACGGAAGCAGACTATTGGTTTCATAATCTATGCATAGGAGATAATGTATTCTGTACACTTGTATTTAGTGTGGAGAATCTAAGAAAGTTAATAGATAACTTAGATTACAAACGTAGTGTATCAGGTGGAGACCATAACGCATCAAAAATGTATTTACTAAAACTTGATAAGTTATTTTCCTCTGATGTAATTAAGCCATTTAAAGGAGAGTAGTATGAGAGACATAATGTTAAATGCATTGAAGTCTTTTTATGTAGGTAATATAAATAGACACATAGCAAACGTAGAAGTATATTTAAGAATGACTGTAGGTATAGGAGAGCATTCAGACATACAGGAAACTATTGATAAAGAGATAGAAAAGATTGCTCAGTTTGATGACAGACTAGCAATGGTAACAAAATATTTTGAAAGGAGACAGGAAGATGAAAAGAAAGAAGAGAAACCCAAATCTAAGTAAATATGATGCACCACTACGTATTCAGTATGAACGTGGTATAAATGCCTTTAGAGGTAAACAATACATCAAGAATGTAAAAGGTGTAAAAACTATAGCAACAGTTAGTCCTTATCCGTCTAACACCATGCAACATAGAGAGTGGCAGAGAGGATATAACTTTGCCTATGCTAAACAGTTGGAGAAAGTAAAACGTGAAGAGTCTAGAAGAAGAAGCCAAGAGGTTCATGCAGAGTAGAAGACAACCTGTAAGTCCTCTTGATGATATAATTAAAAGATTAGAGAATGTTAATAAACAATTAGAATTAATATTTAAAAAAGTAAAGGAATTGAATGCAAAAGATAACACCCACACATGACCTATCTTGGTATTTAAAGTGGGCAGGGTCGTTCTTAATCATGTCAGGTATAATATGTAGGTCTGTGGGTGTTCTGCCTCTGTACGACCTTGTATCGTCTTGTATTGGTACAGGATTACTAGCAGGTATGGCTTACCTATGGCATGACAGAGCCTTACTCATGGTAAATGGGGTAGCTTGTGCAGCATTAGCTATGGGAATACTGAGATATTTGTTTGTTTAAACTAGCACAGATATTTTGGTACACTCTACACATAGTTACGTGTCTATTTATTATTGTAGGTAATGGTAGGTTGTTAGGATTGTGGTGATTAGTTTCGTCTGGACAGTATCTGTCCTATTCTTTTACCTTTTCTCAAGTGATTAACTTCAGGTTCTTGTTCTTGCATTTCCATGACAGTTAATCCATGCTTCTCCATGTAATACTCATCTGCTAGTTTTCTTTTCTCATTACCTATTTTTAGCCATTGTGCTCTATCAAATGCAGTAAAGGCTTTGCCTTCATCTTTAGCCTCTCTTCTAGCTTCTATCTTTCCTATTCTTGTAGATATCTTTCTGAATCTAGCTAATCTTCTTTTCATCATAATTCTTTTTTTGATGTCTGAAGCATTCTTATATCTATCTGTTTCAATTAATTTAGATACTTCATTCTCTACGTACTTACCCATGTATCTTTTAACAAAAGAGTCTGCCTCTTTGTCTCCTGTAGACGGAACTACCATATAATTCTCAAGTCCTAAGTCTACCAATTCTTTTTCTATAGGTGTTCTTTGTTGTTCTTTTCTTAAACCTGTAAGCTGAGTTCCAAGTGGGTCTTGTCTATATATAGGACCTTCTCTCGTTGGTATCTCAACATCATCAAATCCACCATACTTGGAAGCAAAAGGTAAGTTACGTGCAATAGTATTACTGAAAGCACTCAAGCCTCTTTCATCTGCACCTGTTCCTTCAATCTTATTGAAGTCTTTTAGTCTAGCTTCTTCTTTATCAAAAGCAGCAACAACATCTCTAACAACTCTACCCGGAGTTAGTGCTCCACCTACTAGCTCTCCTACATATCCACCTACGTATTCTGCTAGTTTTTCTCCTGTAACATCTGTTAATCCTGATGGACTTCTAACATTTCTAAAAAATGAATCAATCATATAAGAACTTGCACCTGTTCTAAATTGTGAGCCTGTCAATCCCTCTAGTAATGTTTTAGTATTAATCTTATCAAGCTCATTATTATCCCACTTAACTATGAGGTCTGCAACCACAAGATAAGGTGCAAGAGGAAAGAAAGGTCTCATATCTGTGGTTCTTCCATCCTCAGTTTTACTTTCATACCATCTTACATCTTGGTTATTTGCTCTATGATTAATGGCAGCCATCAGTGCAGCATAGCCAACTATACCTTTAGAGAATTGCTCTCTTGCTTTTTCAAAGTTTTTAGCACCTGCATCCAACTCACCTCTCATATATTTTAAAGCACCACCTGCACTATTTAATGTAGCACCAACAAAACTAAGAGGACTATATTGAAACTGAAACTGCATGGCATTAGCCATAAATCTAGCAAATGGAAATGCACCTGTACCTACAGGAACACCTACAAGTCCGGGCAAAGGTCCTAGCTTCTCATTGAATCTAATAAAAACATTTGCAATGCCATCACCTACATACTTCTTAGAGTTTTCTTTAGGCATACGAGAGAATGTAAATGCTACTGCATCTTCCACTGCATCACCCACTAATTTAGTAGGTAGCACTTTTCCCTCTCTATAGACTTCATCTAAACTTAATCCCATTCTTCTAAGTTTCTTATCTATTGATGCAGTAAAAACACCTCTTCTAAAAAATGTATCTTGCATAATATTAAGTTTATTTAAACCCATTGTAAACTTAGATAAGGTTTCAGTTCCTGATACTTCACCTGTAGTTCTATTTAAAACTTTTAAAAGTTGGGGATTATATTTTAACATAGCTTCTGCAATGTCACCTGCTTGATTATTGTCTATCGTATAAGCTAATAATCCAAAAGCATCTCTTCCTATATCAGTAAGTCCTTGAGTAAACTTACCCTTTGCTATGTCATCTGCTGCTCTACCACTAATAAGAGAGTCAAATGCTCTACCTGCATGGTACAAACTTGACTCCATTAAGTTGTAAGCAGACTCAAATCCTAATCTTACAACACCTGTTGCCACGTTACGCACTGTCGTAGATACCTGCGTAACCATAAGTGCTCTTCTTTCTCTATCAAGACGTTGCATCACTTGAGCAAACTTACCTGTGTAAGAGTCACCTTCTTTGCCAAATGTATTCTCGTATAATTCTTTTATCTTAGGGTCTGCATCTTTGTATCCTTTTAATAGTTTACCTATTGGACTAGCAGCAGTTAGTATACTACCTGCTTCACTAAATGATGTGAATGTAATCTTAGCAAACTGTTCTTGAGATAACCCTGCTCTTGCTATAGCACCATCTAATAAATCTGCATCAATTTCTTTAAAGTCTTCTAATCTATTTAGAATGTTTCCTATAGCCTCTGATGCAGTTTTTTTACCTGCTTTATATTCTGCCAAGAAGTCATCGAACCTACCCTTTGGGTCTTTCATCATGTCTTCTACCACCTCTGTAGCAAACTTACCTACTCTGTGTATAATATCTTTCTTTACTTTTTTATCTAAAGCATCTAGATTTGATAGGTCTAAGTTAGGGTCTACAGAATCTAATATTCTTCTACCCTCTGTTGGGTCAAAAGATATATCGTCTGCATTAGCAGTAAACTTACCTGCTAATACACCTTCACCTTTTTCCATTTTTGCTATATCACTTTTTATAGTTTTGGCATCTATTTCTATAGCTCTTTTAACACCTTCTTTTCCTAAACTTTTAGTTAATGCTAAACCTATACCACCTACAAGTCCTGCACCTAATACTGCACCTCCGATTATTTCACCTGCAGTAGCATCCCCTTCTCTTAGTTCTGCTGCTTCTTCAATCTCTGACTCTGCTTGTACATCGTAAGCACCACGTAATCCCTCTACTCCTGCTTCTACTAACAATGGTTTTTTAACTGCTTGAAATCCTATTCTTCTAGATTGTTCTAGAGCACCTTTCTTTCCTACATCTAATAAGGCTTTTTGAGCTAGTTTAGTTGCACCTAAAGATGCTACTTTAGCAGAACCAAAGCCTATTACAGTGAGAGGGTCAGAAAGAAATGATACTGCGTAATCAGTTAAAGCACTCAATGCTCTATCTCCACCCTTCTCATAAAAGTTAGGCAGTCTTTGTATATCTCTGTATAATGCACCAAACTCTGCTTTATCATTATCTGAAGCATTACGCACCCAATCAACCTGACTGGCTAGGTCTAGTGTGTTTG